GGCTGCATTGACTTAATAGTCATTTCACCTATGTCACTCCTATCAGTTTCACTAAGAGATATATAATTTTTTGGCCAAAAGAATGGTAAATCTAATTGACCTCCTGAGTTATTTGTTGGGTTCAGGAAAAAATGTGGCTTTTGTGATGCGCCAATCAAGTCGACCGCTAAGAAATTGCGTTCAACTGTTAAATCATCATATCCATAATACGGATTATAGGAAACCAAGCTCCTACCGTAATGAAAACCAGTCCCAGAAATAATAATCTTAACGTGCAGTTGGCTTCTGTAAAGCTCAAAATTAGCGATTTTTTCGGCTACACGCGGATCATTGAGAAATAATTCCCATGGATTAAAGCGCTCGAAGAAAGGTTGACCAACGGCCCATTGATATTCTTTGATACGGGTGGGTCTTCCTAAAAATGACCCAAGAGAAGCATCAGAAGTGCTACTCAAATTCATCGTAGAATCCCAACCTGCGCCAATAGATGTGGTCCAACCAGCATCCTGCTCCTCAAAGTTGGTAATTTGTGCCGTAAAATTTGCAACACCTTCTTCTTGAATAGTACCCAGTGCACCAGACTGGGGTTTATATAATGAACGGTTTATAGAGACCGCTCGCTCTGTGATAAAATTTGTAAAATTACTAATGCGATTTGTTGATACGGGTCAGATACATGCATCATTGCACCTGCCTATTCACACCTTTGTTTGTGGGGCTATAAACCACTGTAAGTAAATACCTACTCGCATGTTCGCGTCATTCTTGTCTCAATAAAGCAGTCTGCCTGCATGGTATGTGCTGCACCATACATAACATCTGTAATCAGTATTGAGTTCGGCTTTGATTTCATTTTAGTAACGACGACACTACCGCAGCGCCTCCGGACAGTTTAAAGACATGACGGTCGGTGTAAGAATTACTTACCAGTAAATTTTGTGTTATACCAAACTCCAGAATCAAACTTGCGTCCCATATGAGGGGCGTACTTCTGCTTCCACTGTTCCACGCGAGTATCAAAATCATCATCTAAAGTTCGGCAGGGAAGATTAGCTCTGCGAGCAATTTCCTTCATTTGTGATCTCCTGGTTTCAAACACATCACGGCCATGGAAGAACCATTCTCTGAGGGCTCCATCCACGTTTTGAGTACAAACCTCTTCAGGTGTCACTTCTTTTGACTCTAGAATTGAATGAAGTGACTTAAAAATGGAAGCCTCATCGAGTGCCCCCACATACACACCAAGATCCTCATCATATCTATCTTTACGCTTCAAGAAATCAGCTTCATCTCGAGACATGAAAGAGCGAGGAGCGGACTCTTTGTCAGGCATGGTAAATTTCATGTCGTTGGCCTCTAATGTATTAGCCATTGACAGATGGTTGAATTTGTCGTAACCAGGTCGAACCGACCCTTTTGCGTCATCCCCGTAGGTCATGAGTGTCACTAAATCTCTGAAGCGCGCATCGCGTCCCAAAGACAACTCTTTACCAATTGTTGTTAGCTCCGTTGCAGAGTAAGCCTCAAAGAAGCAAATCCTGTGCAAAAGCGAGTTGACGATACTGTTGATATAAACAGTCATATTTTGCCCCGAAGGATTGGTGCCTAGGAATCTAATGAGCGTCCCATTGTAAGCCACAAGAGGAGTACATACGTCATGTGCAATAACACGCATCCTTTTGATATCAGCTGGTGTATAGTTGCCAGACCAAGTTGCGATTTTGATCATGATCGCAAACGCAGTAATAGTAAGTTGCGCTGGCATGCGGAGGTCATATTTAGAATAGTCCCCAGCAATAACTCGGTCATCTCCAAATTTGGCCATAAAACGGGAAAGTTGATCCCACTCTGGGCCATGTGCATTAACCCCAACAGCAGTCTCTGAAATAAGCGGATATAGAGACAAAAAACGTGCGATAGGTAAGAAGTACATCCTAATCGCATACTGTAGGGCAAGAGGCGCAGCTTGGAAAACACGCACCTTGTCTTTGGTCACTTTTGTTGGTTCATCCTTTAAACTAGCCCCAAAAATCATGTTAAGAGATTCTCCTGCATCAGCAGTAGTAAGAACTCTAGCAATTTCGGCTTGGACTTCGGGAGTAAAATCCCTCGGACAAGAATGTTCATCAGTAGGTGGAAGATCCACCATATGTTTAGATTTGGGTCCTTTAATTGGAAATCCCATAGAAGTCTTTGTGACCAAGGCGTCGATGAAACGCCTTCCTTCAATTCCCGAAATGGTTTCCTGATGGGTGAGAGGTCGCATCTCGGCGCGATGCAAATCTTCATCGCGCTTAAACACTTGCTCAAGTTCTGTTAGATAATCATCCATAGCAACTTCCACATCCACAGGACTAAAGCCTATTGACGGTTTAGAGCATACTTCAAGAGAATCGAACCAAGGTCGCCACCTTTGCGAATCCCACCGTCCATCCTCCAATTGAACTGGTTTGACGAACTTTGGGGGACCATAAACATTGGAAACTCCAGTGACATCCTCCACAATCTTAGAAATAGGCGTCTCGATAACACGAGATGTGAATTTTGCCTTTCCTGTGACTGTTCCATAAACAATAACTGCTGGATCTTCAGTGATGAAATTGGTAGGACACTTGCGGTGAATATCACCACTAATAGCGTAGTCCTGTCCCATCATTGTATCTGATAGTTCTGCAGCTTGAGGTGCTTCCATAAAAGTGGGACTCAAAGCAAATAATTTGGCTCTGCCAGCACGAAGTTGTGGTGCTGTAACGGCAAAACCACACCCTTTCCTGGTATCTGTAATGCCTCCAATATGGAAGCCCAGGATTTTCTTCTCGCGAGAATCGGAAACAATGGGTGCCATACACATGCCCTCATAAGTGCGCATT